AAAATATATCATTGTGCATTGCTATACATTTAGATCTTCTATTCCTGCGAAAGACAAGCATTGGTTCACGTTTAGATTCAATTGCATCATTAAGACATTGTTCCCAAAACTCATGGAATTGACAAAGTTGTTGAGAAGAATCAATCATATCCAATAATGACCAATGAGTTAAGGTTGTCTTGGTTTTAGTTTTGTCTTTGGTTTTCTTTGCATATCCGGTTTTGCATTCAATAGAAAAAACATCAAACCAAAACTTTGTTTCTGGAATAGTATAGGTTATATCTCCCCATTGATCCATGCGTGTCAGCATATTTGCTTTTGCTTTGCATGTTACACGTCCACCTGATCCCTCTGTTCGCCATACACCATCATCTGTTTTCATATGAGTAAGGTAAAGAGAAAATTCTTTTGATACCTCACCTTCAAAGTTTCCTCCTTTAGCCAATTTTTATTTCCCCCTTATTATTTCTTACTAATTTACTACGTTTATAGATTTCCCATTTGAGATCCATTCTAAATGAAAACAACCAATCTTCTGCTTCTGTAACAGAGTTGAATTGAATTGTGATAAGGTCAGATTTTGTTGCTTTGATATAAGCCATGTAATTATCACGTTTTAATATGCTTAATCTTGGTACGGTTTCAATTGCTTTTTTACAATCATAGATAACTGCAATGGTTGAATCAGGATAGAATTTATCAATATAGAACCGCAACAGATCTGTTTGTTTCAGGAACGTAAACTCTTTGTAAGTTTTTAAAAGCCCTTTTAAGTTTTCTTCCATTTGTCCTCACAAAAAAATTTTAAAATTTGAATTCAAATCATTCAAGTTAGTTTATTTTATCCATCCCCATTTTGAAGGTCTATTGATTTCAGCTTTTTTAAGCAATATATCCCAATGATGTTGTAATAAAAGCTTTATTGAATTAGCCACAACAGGTTCATCAGCACATAATTGAATTAATTCACTTCTGTACATTTTTTTACTTTCAAAAGTTAAATAACTACCAGATATTTCAAGTGCTTTGTTATCCCATAGGAAATTTACAGCAGAAGTGTAATTATCAATTCCCCAACCATGTAATATGTCAAAATTAACATCATTATATCTACTACCAGTTTTGTTTTTCTTAATTCGGACTCCAACTTCAATTCCCTGGTTTATTTTTTCATCAGTCTGGATCTTACCTATTTCTCTTAATTGAAATATATGTGTAGAATAATGGTCAAGTGCTTTTCCTCCAGCCCTTGTGTTAGGATCACCAAAGGAAAGACCAATTTTTTTCCTGATTTGAGATAAAATTATTAATAAGACATTTGAATTATGAATGCCCTCAATACAGTTACGGAATAATTGAGATAGTACTCTTGCTTTACCTCCACCCATATCCTGTTTTTCAATTCCCTTTTTTTCTATATGTTTGATTTCTCTGGCATCACGTAAAGAATCTAATGAATCGATTATATAAATGACAACATCATAATCATTATCATTTTTACTGATCCAATCCAGGTTATTATAAAGATCCTCTACTGTTCTGGATCTTTGAAATATTTTTTCGCCTTTCTTACGCTTGTAGCTTGTTAGATCTTCACGTAATCCGATTATCTCTGTTAAAGGCATTTTGAATTGGCTTGCTAATCTATGATCAAATGCGTGTTCCGGTTCATCATAATACATTTTAATTTTTTTCTTTTTTCTTAGATGTTCATGATACCAAACTGAATTGATTGCTTCACAGGCCAGGAGTGTTTTGCCTGTTGAATAGTCACCAACTGGATTGATTACCCGACTAACTGGATAGCCTTGGTCTACTTTATTGGTAAGAGCCAAATTTAACATCCAAGAACCGGAATCAATGAAATATAATGGTTTTTTTAGTATTACAGGAAGGGTTTCAGTAGTTTTCAATCTATCCCGTAAAGATGGCTTATTAGATTTTAAGTTAATTCTTTTCATTTGTATTCATTTCCTTAAAAATAAGTAAAATTTTTTAGGGGAGCAATTAAGCCCCCCTAAGATTATAGTTTATAATTGAATGTCTGATTCAGATACCATTTTGGTATATACATCTTCAACAATAGCTTCAATAGCTTCAGATTGATCCATACCGATAGCTTCCTCATAGTTATTTTCACGACACCATTTATTAAATCCAAGTGATTTTAATTCAGCTAATTCTTTTGACAATTCCTCACAATATTCAATAACTTCTTTTTCAATAGCTTCTTTGGATTGAGTACCATGTGTGGGTTCTTGTTCTTTTTGCTGACGTGGAAAACGGGTTTGCTTGGCAGATTCTCCATTGCTTTCTTCTTGTTGTTCTCCATCATCTTCTTCTGTTATCATAGATTCTTTAATCTCATCATATTCTGGAATATGAAAGAACATATCAAGGCTATATTTTTTGTAACCACGTTCATCTGCGGTAACAATGATTGCTTCTAATTGTTCAAGGATTTCTTCAGGAATTGGTTCTTGTCTTTGATGGAGTTCAAAACCACTGTAATCAGGAAAGTCACCCTGTCTTTCAATTGTCAATCCAATTGTACGTCCTTCACTGGTTGTAACATCTGAAATATCTAAGGTAGTTCTTTTGAGTTTATCCCTTGTTAGGTTTTGAATTTTTGAATGGACTTTCTTTTTGGGAGCATTCCATATTTGGAGGTGAAAATCGGGGGATTCTTCTTCAAGCAATTCTTTTGTCCGTTCCCAAAGCAGGTAAACAATTCGATCTGATGGATATAAACGTTTGATTTCATCAGTAACTGATTTGTTAACCCTGAACAGTCTTTGTTGTACTTCACAACGATAGCATTTCTGGCCCAGGAATCGATGAGGACAAATGAATTGATCTTGAGAAAACCCTACTGAGAAATGGACACACGTTTCTCTGAAATAGGGTACATTTGGGTCAAAACTAATTGGAAGGATCTCAATAAAACGATCTCCAGCAGTAGGTTGGAATTCAGTAATACTAAATTCTTCTAATACCTCTTTTTCAAATATCTGTTTTCCCATACCACCTGCTTTAGATCTATCTTCTCTGGATTCATAAGTTTTATCCAGAACGGATTGAGAACGTCTTTGAAATTTGGAAGCTAATCCTTCTCCAGATTCCTCTTGTTTTTTAAAACCTCCAAATTTCTTTGCTGGTGTGATTAATTTTTTCTTGTTTAAGCGATCTGATAATAAAGACATAATTTTTCTCCTTCAGTTAGAATGGTTAATAAGTTTCTGCTTCGTCCAATTGAATTCGTTTTGGTTTTTTGTGATATACTGATGGTTCTGAATAATAGTTATTAAGCCACAATTCTACTTCAATCTTAATCATAAATCCTTTATTGGTTAATGCCTGAACTGCACTCTTGGCATCTTCAAACTTACGGTCAGCTTCTATCCACTTTTTAAATTGCTCCTCATATTTTGGATCTCCTTTAATCAGACGCAATAAAATGGCATCAGTATCCTTAATAATGCCATAGTCTTTTTTATAGCGTCTATATTCCTCTGTCAATTCACCTTCAAGGACTTCTAATCTACGTTTTTCATCAAGAGCCAAACCTTTAAATCGGGATGCGAGTTTACCGTATTTACGGATTAGTCTGGATTGACGTTCTGCTTCAACTTCAAGATTAAATCGATCAAGACTAAATTCACTATCGAAAGCCATTAAAGACTCCTTTTATTTATTATGGGTTTAAGTAGTGGTCGAATTATCCAATTTTTTGTTTTTTGTTTATTATTAATTGCTCTCCCAACTGTTCTTTCTGACATATCAATTTTTTCTGCTAATTCTTTTTTAGTTTCTCCGTAAACTTCTTTTTTTGATTTACGATTAGTTGCTTTGCATGGAATAACATTTCTTTTGTTTTTATTTTGTAATTTATGTGAAACAAAAATACAGTTTTTATAATAATAGCCTTTGTTATTATTAATTCGTTCAATTGAAAATTGTTCTCCTTTATATTTTTTCTTAGCAATTAAATATTTCTTTCTCATTTGAAATCTAAATATTAGAAAATCTTCTGACCATTCTTTACAAACTGTAATTCCCCTACCTCCATAGTATTTATAAGCTCTATCATTTAAATTAGTACATCTCCTTATCATATCATACCAAGTATTATATAATTTAGTTCTGGAATATCCATGTTTAAAATTTCTACATGGCATTGTCTAACCTCTTTTTTGGTTTAAAAATTGCTGTTTTTTCTGCTTCAAGCCAAATAAAATCATAATTGGTAGTTTTTGAATAATCTATATCATTAAAATTTAAAAATGTTATAGCTGAAAATGCAAAACTCCCTGCTCTTTTTTGAATCTTAACCAATCCGCTTTCTTTATCATTGTTAGTGAATTTAACTGCTACTCTATCTTTTTTATTTTCAGAAATATAAAGAATGACGAATTCAAAAACATTTAAGCTATATTTACCTATAGCACCAGAATTAAATCCTATTTGTCCACTTTTTCTAACTACAGCTTTTGGATTAGTAGATCTGCCTTTGTAGACAAACTTTTTGAATCCGTCTAAAGTATGCATTTTCATTTTCCTTTAGAAAGTTAGCTTGCGTTTAAAGGTCTCAACTGAGTTATCCAATTGAGTTTTAATATCACTTATTTCAGTTGAAATTAGCTTTGCCAAAGCTTTATCATCTCTTAGGTCTTTGGGTTCTACATCAATAAGCAGTTCCTTTGCTTGAGTTACCAGGGTATTTAATTCACTATCTTTAAATACGTTTTTGTATTGGAAGGTTTCAAAGAACTTCATTACCTTTTCAATTGCTTCAGGTCGGAGTCGTTTACTTTTACCTTGAGCTTTGCCATTCATTGTTTCAGCTAAATGAGTGACAATATCACCAAACCCTTCACGTAATGCCAGGATAGTTTCAGTTCTGGTTTGTTTGAATAGATCCTGAATTCGTTTGGTTTCCTCTTTATAAATGGCATCAGTAGCACCAGAAGGAATAACCATATCGAAACACCTCCAGTAGATCCAAAATTTGCCAGCAATTTCTTCTGGTTTGGGATAATCTTCTTCATTGAATAAACCGTCTTTTTCCAATTCATGTTTTGCTTCATCAATGTGCTGTGCATACTGTTCTACAAAAGGCTTTACCTTTTCTTGTAACTCTTTGCTGAATTCCTTGAGTTTTTTATTGGCTTCTTCAGCAATTTCCAGGGCAATGAAGTTAATGCCTTTGATTGGAAATGGATTGGATATATCCCAAATATAGTTTCTTGCTGCTGTGATAATTGAATTGATTTCCGTTAAGTGATCCCTATTGATCAGGATCTTATTGGCACGTACCCATTCACCTTCAGCTTTTTTAGAGATTTGTTTGGTTACTTCTTTATCCAATCTTTTTCTTGCTTGCCATGAATGAGTTTCAAAATGCAGCAATGTACCCAATTCAAATATGTTACACTCATTTGCTGCTCCCTTTGCGATCTTATAAGGTGTTTGTCCTTCTTTTAATTGCGCTAAATTTTTCATAATTCATTTCTCCTTTCGTTTATTAGAATGTTAGTTTACGTTTAAGAATCTTAATCTTTTCTTTAAGTTTAAGATCAGGTTCTGGTTTTGGGATTTTAAAGACTTCTTCATTGAATTTGTTTTCAAGTTCTGTAACATAATCAAGGTATTCTTTATCAGTTGTATTTCCAATAAATCTAATTGTTATTTTTTTGAAATCTGCTGTCATACTTTTGCAATAAACATTAATTAAATTTGGATGAACATCTTTAAAATAAAGATAAATGGGTTTGTTTGTAATAAACATTTCCTTTCTTAATTGTTCATATTGTTCTGTACTTGTATAATGTACTTCAAGAACAATATCTAAATGAGGATTCGGAGATACAGAAATCCAATTACTTGTTTCAATTTCTGCTGTTACTCCATCCAATACAATTCGATTGCCATTGTGGGGTATTAAAAGTATGACAGTATAGTAATTCATTTTAATTGGTTTTAGATTATGTAAGCCATCTAATGACATTATCCACAGAAATTTTTATGTACTGTTCTGGTTTGATTCTTTTGATAGAATACTGGTTTGAATTCTGGCCCAAGTCCTTTTCCTAATGCGTTTTTAACGTGATTGACAACATCGTTCTGGACACATTCTTCACCAATGAATCCATCGGTTTCAAAATGGATCTTGCCTTGTTCATCAACTTCTATAATAATTTGTTTTTGCATAAGACACCTCCTTTTTAAACGTTAATTACAAGTCTGCGCTTTTGCCCCAATTGAGTTTTGACCACTGATTCACGACACAATCTGCCTTTTGACATTGCTGCTTGAGTGGCTTTTTCCATTGTATAGTGTTGAATGAAATCAATTGCCTTTTCTCCACCCATTTTATTTTTAAGTTTACTATCAAAGAAATCCCAAAGTAATGAATATGCACCTTTTGAGGTTTTAGATTTGATTACACCCACTTCATAATTGATTCCAGGGAATTTAATTTTGTGTTCACATTTGCCAAGATCGGATACAGCAATACCTTCCGGTAAAGGGTAATCTCCTACATTTCTGCCAAACCATTTATAGGTTTTTTCATTAAGCATCAATTGACCACCTAATCGTTTTGCGGTATTTGCCAGGGTTTTAAGATCGTCTACTTCTAATTCAATTACTTCGTTATGACTCATAATTTACTCCTTTCTTTTTTTAATTATGCTTCTCCAATTGTCTTACCAATAACTCCATCATTTGATTCAAGTCGATTGGCTAAATCACGCATGAATTTAATCATATCTTTACGATCAGCATTACTAACATAATCTCCTGCTGTATCTGATCCAAATTCAAACATGAATAAAGCAAATCCAACTTCTTTACCATAGATATTGGTTAATGATTGTTTAATTGCACTTGCCAATAGATCTAATGTTTTATTTCTTTCATTCATTTTATTTAAGCTTTAATTTACGGGGTTTAATTTTTACTGCTTCTTTTTTGGTATTAGCCCATCGATACATCTTTGCCAATTCCCTTGTACGCTCAAATTTTTTAGATTCATGTTTTGAAAGAATTGGAATGTTATCAATACATTCATCAATTGATTCATAATGACTATCTTTTGCCAATTGTTCAATCTCTGCTCCAGACCATCCTTCATTATGCAATCGTTCACAAAATTTAGGATCTGAAGGAACCATTGAGTTATATTTACGATTGTGAATTGAAATGATTTCTTCAATTTCATTTGGATTAGGTAAATTGACAAAGAAGATAGTATCCCATCGACCACCAGCACGTTTGAATTCAGGAGGTAATACATCAAGGTTATTGGCAGTTCCATAAAGGATACCTTCAGATTTGCGCTCTTGCATCCAGGTAAGCATATGACCAAGCATACCTTCATCGACTCCAGAACTTGATACAGTAGCACCACCACTGGCAGATGAATTGCCAAAGAACTTTTCAATCTCATCCATTACAACAATGCACCGTCCAATTGAATCAATTGTGTAAGTGGCTTTACGCATTTTCTTTTCAGTCTCACCAACAATTCCCTCTTTAACCGCACCTACATCAAATAGAATGATAGGCCAATCAAGAATTGATCCTAATACCTTTGCTCCCAAAGATTTTCCAGTTCCGGGGAATCCAGCACATAGGATAGCTTTAACTTTGGGCTTATTGGAATTGTCATTGATAAAAGGTTCAGCTCTCAATTCCCAATAGCTTTTGAATTTTTCCAGACCACCTAAATTTTCAATTGGTTCGGGTTCAATGAATTGCATGAATCCAGTTTGCTTAATGACCATTTGCTTACGTTCCATAATATGTTTGTAATCAAATGATCGGGTTTCAACTGCTGATTTAGCAAGAGCATTTTCAATTTCTTCCCAGGTTAAGCCCTTACAAGCTTCAATGATAGCATCATTGACTTCAAACTTGTTAGCATAGTTATCACCTAATCCTTCAATTGAAGATTCAGCAATACCTTCAGCAATTGTTCTAATGTCAGATTCATTTGGCATATGGAATTGTACAACAGGGATAAATTCTTTTAATTTGGAGGGAATGCATTGGGAATTGGAACCAATCATGATAAGCATTGTTGCATTTGCCTTGAGCATATCATAAATGTCAAGTATGGTTTGAACTACATCAAATGTTTCAATGAATTCATCAAATGATTCCAGAATAAAGGCAGTATTAGTAGGAGCAGCAAGAAAATTTCCATCTATTTGTTGCCCAACTGCCCTTTGAAGGATTTGAATTGCATTCATAGGTTCATCTTCAGAGAAACTATGATAGTTATTAATTAGTCCACGAATAGGACTCCACAGCTTTGTCTTAAATGGTTCATCGATTTCAATTGATCTAATTGCACGTTTCATTTCCATAGTTTCGACAAATACTGCACCATAGCCTGCTTTTTGATACGATGTTAAATTAATCATAGTTCATTGCTCCTTTCGTTTATTGAGGGTTTATAAGTTTGTTTCTCCTGCTGCCGAATGAACACGTTTCATATCTAACCAATTGTGTCCAAATTCCCAATCAGTTTTCATCTTAACGGTACTTGTCCAGGGTAAATGGGGTTTATTGACCATCTTATCATTAGCCATATCAATAAAATCCCCGACTTCATATTTGTATATGTTAGCCAATCCAGAATCATGTATTTGATTATTTAAATGAGTTCTCCAATTGTTATTGGTTAACTCTTTATCAATTAAGATTAATGAATCAAGAAGTAAAAGAAATGATGTTGATTGAATAGGATGATTGATTATTTCATTACGTGCAAGCGGATACCTGCGCCTGAAACCAAAGGGATTATCAACATAACCACTTTTGTAAAATGTGTCAACGATGGTGTCCTGCCATTTTTTATGAATATGGTATCGGGTATAAAATTCATCCTGACATTCTTGAACATGGTGTTCTGAAAAGTCAATAAAGTAGTCTCCCCAAAATTGATTCTTTGTCATTCGTTGATTATAAAATTGTTTAACATAAGTTTCATAGAATGGTGACTTTCTCATTTCAAGTGCAATTGATTTGTTTCCTGCTCCGAATAAGGTAGCAAAGGTAAAGTTATTCTTTGCTAAGAATCTTTCGTTCTCACCATACTTCTCTTTGACTTCATCATATGAATAGCCTTTCAATCCAAATAGTTTAATTGCCCAATGACTATGCATATCCATATCGTTATTTACATCTTCAATCAATTGATTATCACCACCTACCATTGCAGCACATTTAACCTCTGCACCATCATAGTCAACTTCTCCCAATAACCAATCAGGCCCAAGTCTAACAAATACTTTACGAATTATCTTCCACATTATACCTGGAATGATTGCTCCGTGTTTGGGTACGTTTTGCAAATTAGGATCAGTTGAAGATGATCTAAATGTTTCAGCTATATTGAGCCACAATTCATGGTGAATCATTCCATCATCAAATACATTGCGTTGTATATCATATACATAAGTATTTAATGCCTTATGTAGTTTTCTGTATTGGATTAACAATTTGCAGAATTCAATTCCCTGATCTGCATAATGGTTAATTACTTCTTCATCAGTGGAATAGTTAGCTCCCTTTTTGGTTTCTTTAAAGGGTTTCAATTCAAGGAATTCGTATAGGAATTCTTGCATTTGAGGATTAGATCTTAAATTGAAATTAAAGTCTTCAATTGCTATCATTATATTTCCTCACGATTAATTGGAGTCATATCAGCAAGATTGTATTCATCTTGTGGATCAGGATCATCTTCTTCTATTCTGGTTAGCATTTGAATTACACCAGTATCACTAATCATATAACTATCACCTGATCCTTTTAAAACTATCTCAAAATAAGCGTTATGAATTGCTGTCATTTTTGATTCAGAAAATTGTGATAATTGATTACTTGTAGATTTATCAATCATTGAAACAATATCAGATAGTACCATCATGAATTCAAAATCATCTTTTTTTGTTTTAATGTCTTGATAAATCATGTTGACGAAATAATCCGGTGATCCCATTTTTCTTTTATCAAGCATATTACCAATTATTTCAATTGAGAATTTTGTAAAGTTTACCAATTCTTCTCTATCTAAAAGATTGTTTTCCATACCTTCGTAGACTATTTTAGAAATTGTTCCTAATTGTTCTCTACGCATAACAAAAGGAGTTATAATTTTTATGTTTATTGGATCAAATAAATTAATAATAAAAGCTTTTTTTTCATTATATTCAAATGACCAAGATCCATCTTCTTCTTTTTTAAAATTGTATTTTTCTTTTAATCTTAATTGTTGTTTTTGTTCCATTGTCATTTGAATCCTCCTTTACCTTTATCATTAACCTCTTTAATTTTTTATCTCCTTCTTTTTTAGTGTTTAATTGATTAGCTAAATAGCTATTGTATTCAACAAATTCAGGTAAGGCAGAAATACGTTCCAGAATATCTTGTATGTTATCTACAAATGTATTTTCTAATTCATTTAATTCTTCTATACCTGCTTTGATTCCTCTGTGAGTCATGTTTGCAAACAATTGATGACCTCTGTGTAGGAATTCATAGTTTTGTCGTGCTTTATCATATGCTTGTGGCATTATCTTTTCTAAGAATTTCCAATTGAAATAAGTAGTGATAACATCCAATCCAGCATAGGTAATCATATCATCATATGGTGCTTCTCTAATTCGATTCTGTTTATCATTCTTTTCTTTCTTTTGGATAAATGTTTTGATGGTATCTGAATAGGGGGGAATTCCAAACCTTGTTAGATTTTGGAAGTCTAATGAAGTGCATCCTCTGCGCTCATCAACTACATGAGTAGCAAGCATAGGACAATCTGAATTGTTAATTCGTTTGATTTTAAATTTGTATCGGGAACATAGTTCTTCAAACTTATCATTCTGAATTATCTTATGAATTGATCTGTTTTCCAATAACCATTTCATAAAGCTTTTAATAATTCTCCATACTGGATATGTATTCCAAAGAGATTCATTAATGACATAAGCTACTTTCTCATTTGCAAATGATATGTGGGTTATATCAAAATATTTATCATATGGTTTTGTATTGGTTGTTTCATAGTCAACTGATACATTTTCTAAATTAGAAATCCAATTGAAAACACGTTTCATGTGGCCTGGATCTTTAATTTCTTTGATTGTAATTCCCTCTAATATTTTTCTATCTCTAAGATCATCATTGACATTTGTAATTGATTTATATCTTTTCTTCCACAAATTAATTGCACGTTCCATATCTTTACGCATGGCATACTCTTGATGACCTCTAAATACATCATTTGGATTTAATAAAGTAAATACCATGCAATTGAATTCATAATTAGGGATTACCCGACCTCTTAGCTTTGTTGCAGCAGTTTTGTTTTTAAGATTGAATAAACTTTTAAATGCCATTTCTCCACAACAAATTATTAGTTTAGGTTTTAATTCATTTAAATGACCTGCCAAAATGGATCTACAACATTTATATTGAACATCAGTTCCTTTACCAGTTGCACAGGCTAATGAATAAACAAATGCTCCATATTTAATTAGATTAACTCCCTCTTTATATGCAATTGATCTGACTACCTGTGCTTTCTTATTGATAAATGGTCTGCCTTTTTGATCATCATCTTTTGAAGGAGATTGCCCTAAGATAACTAATCCATCATATTGATCACCAATTGTAGGAAAGAAATAAGGAGTACTGATACCTTTACGGGCATATAACTTACACTTCTCACAATCATAAGTTATGTTTGATTTGATTTCTTTTTCAGGTAATGGATAATAGAATGTCATAATTGGATTCCTTTAATAAAGCAGGGCATCAATTGACACCCTGCTTTCTCTGGATCTGTAACAGGGTATAATCCTGTTTCTATTCTTCCATATCGTTATCGATCTTAATAATAGCGATCATAGATTTAACACGTTTCTTAATGAATAGAATTGATTTGCCCTTTTCCTTATAATAAGGAGACACAGCTTTTGTTACAGCATCTTCAGATTTGCCACCCAATACCAATTCTTCCATCAATTGATATACAGATTTTTCCTCAGATACTTTTTCTTCTTTTTTGGTTTCCAATTTGAGCTTTGTTTGGGTTCCTTTGGGAGTAATCTTTGCTTTGGTGGGTTTAGCTTCTTCCAATTGTTCCATAATACGTTTTTCCATACCACCAACTGATTTCTTTTGCAGAGCATTCAATTTAATTCCCAATTGCTCACAAATGGCAACCAAAGCTTCCTTATCCTTTGCTTTGACAGCATCGGCAACCAATTCAGGAGTCAATTCAACACCTGTTTCATCAGTGGATTCACCTGTACCACCTTCAGCCAATTCCTGCATCTTAGTGGCAATTGCATCAAAGATTTCATCTTTTTTCAATCCAACTTTAAGAGTCAATCCCAATGCTTGTTTAGCAAATGATTTGGCTTTTGCAAATCCTAATTCTTCAACTTTGGCATATTGTTCTTCAATGTTACCTTCAGGATCAAACCAATCAAAATCACCATTTGCTTTTGTAGTGAGCTTGGTCTTACCACCTGTTGCTGCTTTCTTTTTATCTTTGATCAATCCCAATAGGGATTTCTTTTCCGGTTCTTTCTTTTCTTCTACACCATGACCTAAAGCAGCAAGCATTGCATCTTTCAATTGAGATATTTCTTCAATTCCTTCCAAATCAATCTCGCTGAAATGGGTTTCTTTCAATTCCTCATATGCAGCAACCAAATCTTCTTCTGATTCCAGTTCCATAACAGCTTCAATGATTTCAGCATTGCCGTTATCTGCTGCTTCTTCAGCAGGAGGATTTTCCAGAAAATCAATCATTGCCTTTTTAAGTTTAGGAGCAAGCTTAAAAGGTGAAGGATCAAACCCTTCAAACATAGGCCCAATATCATCATCAGCAAGGATTTCTTTCAATTCACTTACTTTGGTGAATTCCTTAATACCTTCGACAACATCGGCAATTGAAACTCCATCATCTGAATTGGATTTTGATTCAGCAGCAGCAGTTGTCGTTTGTTCAGTAGCTTCAGCATCATCAAAAAAGTTATCAGGTAAATCATTATAGAATGCCACCAATTCTTTTGAATACTCCTGTTGGGGTTCTACCCTGGTAATGATTTCACGAACCAGAGTATCCTCATCCATCTTTTTAACTTCAGCATCTTTAATGCCAACTTCTTTTGCGAATTTTTTTAATTCTATCATTTCCATGATTAATTCCTCCAATTTTAAATGTTTAATGATTAATAGTTTTTGAACCAATTCAATTTCCTCTTTTGTAGCAACTGTCACATTATCAATTAACACGTTCTGCAATAGGGCTAAATACCCAAATGCCTTTGGTTTTCTTATCACCTCCTTTGGTACATATTTTTTTAAGGTTTGACGTAATAGAAAAATCTCTGTTCTATTGAGATTCCACCTATACCGATTGGAATTGACTAATTTATATAATCTAATTCGTTGCTGTAACGTATAAAGATAAACCTTCCATTTAGGAAGTCTAACATAAATCAATTCCATTTAGCTTGCTTTGAGTTTAAGTTTTAAAAGGGGAGTATGGGTTTCTTGGGAAAGTTTAAATCGTTTAGGCTTTTCTTGACGTTTTTTCTTTTCAGGATCAATAGGTATGTGTTTGGGATCGGGATCTATGAATTGAATTCCAATCTGAGGGTATTTCTTTTGAGCCTGTTCAGCCGATATTTGGTTAGCATAGGTTTGACCTAACCTGTCAATTACAACTTGCTTCCAGGCGACTCTGGATTGTTTTTTAATCCAAATCCAGGCCCATTTAGGTAAGTTATTTTGATTTAATGTATCTTTAAGATCTTTGAATTGATCTTCTGCTTCAGCTAATTCATCTTTTAGGTTTTGAATTTTTACTGATAAGGTATATAGTTCAAAATGAGTCTTATCCATATCAGCTAATTGTGATTGACTTGGCTTTTCGATTGCTTCATTTAATTCAATATGCCATTGCTTCCATTCCTTACTCATAGTTACCTCCTTTCGTTTCCTACACCTCCGTCTGGTCGGTTATCAAATACGTATAATAGGTCAACTTGAAGAATCTGTCAAGCTTTTTTATCTTTAATTAATTCAATTAGTTCAAAGATCTGAAATTTACCCCAATCTGTCCTCTATGTACTTTTCAATTCCTCTTACAATAAGCATAAATATTACTTGTGATCTACTAAAAACCATACCCTGTTCTTTCTCCATTTCAGATTTAATGCTTTCAATTTGTTTGTGGATAGTTTTAGTAATTCGTATGTTAACGTGTTTATCTTTAAATTCACTCATTAGTAATTCTCCTTAATTGATAATTGATTATTAGTTAATGTTATTCTTCTGGTTTAGGATCATCCAGTTTAAAATTCAATTGATCCATAATAGCTTCCGCAATTAAATTGCACGTTTCTTCAGGAGGTCTATCTTCTTCTCCTGAACAACCATCAAAAATTAATGAAGATATATCCTCTTTCAATTGGATATATTCTTTTTCTGAAACAATTTTATCCAAATGCCAATTCACATAGATTTTAGGTTTACAACGCTTGTCTTCAATCAATCGGGCTAATGGGTATTCAGAACCTCCATTTGATCCTCCAGTTGCATAAATTTCACACCAATCCATTTCGGTTTCTGAATTGTGACCTACTACAATTTTACCACCAATATCCCATCCTGAAACATAACCAGACATACCCCTGTCTTTTGATCCTTGCCTTGTTGCGTCAGTCTTTGATCTGCTGTGTGAATCAATTATTCCATAAAAATGTGCCATAGGTTATTCCTCCTTTTTCATAAATTCAATTGTTTCTTTGCTAAGTGGTTTGAATCGAATTGCTGCAATTCCATCAATACAAACCCAAATCCTGCCATCCTTTGCTATTTGAATTCCTAAGTCTCCCACTTTAGTACTCATCAAAAGGTTTTGTTCTATACTAACTATTCCCTTTTGATGAGTTTCAGGGTAATCCTTCAATTCAATTGCTCCTTTTCCCATTCTTCTAAAATATTGTTATTGAAGTGTTCTGAAACAACCTCATATAGTCCTGGGATTGCAATCAATTGGTTTGCAGATTGCTTTCTTATTATTGTTGTTAAGATACGATCAAAATCTTTATCACTCATTTTATTGAGATCTGGTTCACCTTCCGAATCGAATTGGGATTTTTCTTTCATTGAATCCAAATGAGCATTCAAATTACCATTTATATTTTCTTTCATATATTCAATATCATCACCATAAAAACCCCAACAGGAATCTTCCCATAGTATATCTAATTCCTCATAATCGGAATGATCTTCAATTGGTTCCAGATCATCATCGAATTGAAGTCGATACAATTCAATTTGATAACCATATACTTCTCCATTACAATAAGCAGTATAGGTTTTACACGCCCCAATTGCCATTTCACGAAACTTTTCATTTCGATTGAATTCCTTACCTTCATCCTTTGCGTTTTTTTCCCATATGTCAACACTGGCAATACATTCTTTATCAGGAATCCAAATACCAGCAAAGTTAACACCATCCCATCTAAAATCAGGCATTGAACTCATTGTTCCTTTGACTCCCCATCTGCAATGACCATGTTCAAAATAGCTTAATGGAATGATTTGTTCTTTGCCATCAGCAGTATTCTCAATTAACTCCTCAACTTCTTCAATTGAAATGTTATTGATATGCTTTAAGGATAAGGATCTAATTTCTCCAAACCCATCCCAATCCTCACAGGGATTTACTGGATCATGATCATAGTGAAATGATACAAATGCAATTAGTTTTTCCTGAATGAGAGTATGTTCCCAATCAGCTTTTCTGTCATAAGTAACACTATCGGGCCAATTCAATTCAATACTTTGCTTTTCATTCATATGTTATAGTTCTCCTTTCTTTTATTTAATTGTGATTATCCATTTATAATGCTTTGCAATTCATCCAATTTAATTGAGCCACCGGACTTGTTACGAATCTTCTCACTCAATTCATAAATCTTATTACCCTGTTCTACAATATGGCGATCACGTTCTTGAACAGTTGCCTGGGAATCAATTAAATTCTTTTTAAGACCTGCATACTTTATTTCCAATTCATGAATTGTATTGTTTTTATCTTCCAGTAATTGTTCAATTGCTTTACCAATTTTTACATAAGAATCATATGAATCCGGTTCGATTTTTTTGATTGAATTGGGAGCAGGTCTGGATTTTTTGCCTTTAAGTGCAGGGCTGAGAATTGGTTTTGGTTTTGATTCTAATTCAAGTGGAATTTGTTTTTCTTCTTTAATAGGTACAAGTGAATAAACAAGACTCATTCCAATTCGTTTATTCGTTTTGAAAACCAATCCCTTTTTTTTCAAATCCCTGGATATAATAGTACTGATTGTATTGGGATTCATTAATGGAAAAGCTTCATGTACTTGTTTAATTGTAAATGTGCTTTCTTCCAGGTCATTTAAATGGTCAATAATTGTTTGCGTCATTGAGGTTTCTTTAATTTTCATTTCATTTCTCCTTTTCAATTGGTCGGGGTTTATGGTTTAATACGTGCCAAAGAAGTTACAGGCACGTCTTGTCAATTCATAAGTCTGGATTGACATTGCGTGTTGGTTTGGAATTCCGGTTCCTCCTACATTTCCGAAATGCCATTTGTAATATGTTTTATAAAGTTTTCTAATCAATTCCTGTTCTTCTGAATTGAATTCAGCATTGAATTTGCGTTTGCCTGATCCTGTTCCTAAAACCTTATCCCACATTTCAATAATAACTGCTGTTTGCAATGCTTCCAATTCATGTTTTTCAAATACAGT